GCGTTTTCAATGACGAAGGTGGCGGCGGTCTGCGCGGCCTTCTTCGCCACGCTCACCAGCAACGCCGTTCCTTCATGGGCGGCGGTGCTGAAGCCGAGGCACTGGCCGACGCCGGTACCGCGCCAGATCTCGTTATCGACCGTGAACGCGAACTCAGAGGAAAAGGAGTCTTCCAGAATGGAGGCGTAGGCCGGACCATTGCGCAGTTGGCGCTCGGAGGCGTAGGCAAGCCCCTTGAGGGTTTCCAGTTTCAACTCCGACCGGTTGATAGTCGGCTTGGTGGACGTCGGCGCATCGGTTTCGGAGGTGCGATAAACCCGGATGCCGCCCCAGCGGGAGCCGGTCGCGCGGCTGGTTTCGTCAATGAACGGCAGTTCAACGCTATCGCTGCCTTCGCCAATCGGAATCTCTTTGCAGAACGGCAGAATCTTCGCGGATTCGCGGGCCTTCGCCAGCAACGCCGTCGAGAAGTCCGTACCGATCAAAAAACCGCCGTCGGCCGGAACCGTAGCCGAGCCACCGGAAGCGGCGAGGTTCTGCTCAAACAGGCGCTTATCAACACGCCCGCCCTGGCCATGGAAAGAGCCGGCAGGAGACTGCGCATAGGCGATCGCGGAAAGCTGCTCGCCGAAGTTGGCAAACGGGCGCTTCGCTTCGTTGTCGCTGGTCACCCGGCCCGGTTCGCGCGTCGCGTTGGCCTTCGCCTTGGCTTCCAGCGCCTCGACCGCGGCCAGTTCCTGCTTGGCGGTGTTCAGTTCGGCTTCCTTGGCGTCCACCGCGGCGAGGTGCGCGACGATATCGGCGGCGGCGTCGGACGCCTTCAGCAGCGCTTCATATTCGGCCGTGGTTGCGGCCAGCTTCTCAATGAGTAGCTTTTTTTTCATGGTTGCCCCTTTGCGCTTGTGGCGCGGGTTGGTTGTTGGTTAGCGGCCAAGGACGCGGAAACGGCGTTGCTTGATCTGCAGCACCAGGCGTGCCTTTTGTTCGCTCTGATCTGCTTCGCTGGCCGCGCCAGTGGGTGCAGAGAGGTCGGTGAAAAGTTCTGCCGGTACTTCCATTTGGCAGTCACTCAGAAATTGGGCGGATGGGTCAGCCCCGCGCGAGACGAGCGAGACGTGGAACGGCTGCCACTTGGTAGCGCGAAGGTGCGGAACGCCAGTTTCGACCGGTTCGGCCTTTACGAGTTCGCCGGTGATTCGCGCGCCCATGGAGACGTTGGCGAGCACGCCACTTTTGATGTCGCCAATTAGCCCGGCCATCTCCTGCCGGTCTGAGAAGCGGACGAAGGCCCGACCGGTTCCTTTGATTTCGGCGCGCTCGATCACGCCGAGCGTGTGGTCGATATCTTCGACGTGATCCACAACGAACGGAGCCCGGCCGCTGTTCAAGAGCGAAAGGTCCACCGCGTCCGGTTCCATGGAAAACGAAAGGTGGAACATCTTCCGGCCGTCGGTGCGTAGCACGGGCGTGCCCGCGTAGAACATGATCTCGCGCGGTGCTTTCGCGTCGGCACTTTCGGCGAGGACTTGCCCGCCTAGAATGAATGTCGTTTTCACTGCGCCACCGCCTTCTGTTGTGTCTCCCCGGCCATCGCCACCGGGATCATCGCGCCCTGCACCATGTACACTTCGCCGCCCGGGTAATCGTTCAAGTTTTCAAACTGCCGGATTTCGTTCGCGTTTAGCGCGCCGATGTTGCGGAGCGAGGAGTAGAACGCCGCGCGCGCCGCGCTATCGCCGCGCATCAGCGCGTCAAGATTGAACTCCACGAAATACCGGCTACCTTCGCGTGGCCCCAGGAGCTGCATATTGCAACGGCTTTCGATGCGCTTGCACTCCGGTCCGATGGTGTCGGTCTTCCACTCAATGCCCTGGTGCTCGATGTTGTTGTTGGTCGAGCGGGTCAATTCGCCGATCTTGTGCGGGGGGACACGGTAGCCGCGGGCGATAGCCTCGACTGATAACTTCCGGCCCTCGATGAATTGCATGTCCGTGTGGTTAATGGGAACGGTTTTAATCTCCATTCCCTCTTCCAAAATGCCTAGCTTGCCCGCGTTGCGGACGCCGCCGAACTTGTCCATCATGTAGTCGAGGATTGTGTCTTTGGCCTTTGGCGAAAGCGTGTTGGGATGTGCGATATAGGCGCGCGGGGCGGCGTTGTTGCGGAAATACTGCTCCGCATAGCCCTCCTGGAAGCCGGCAATGGCAATATCTTGCGCCATGTAGGCAATTGGTGACATGCCTTTAAGCCGCTTCACGCCATCGTAGCCACGGCCGGGGATATGCAGGATTTCATCGCGGAGATACGGCGTGACGGTCGGCCCGTCCTTGTAGAGATAGACGAGGATGCCGGTTTGCTTATCGCGCTGCACGTCCATCTTCGACGGGTCAAGCGGGTACAGCCCGGAAACGTCGTTGCGGCCGTCGGTCTGAATACGGGCGTAGAAATTGCCGTCAATGCAGAGGTCTTGCTCGCACGTCTGCCAAAACTCAAACGCGCTCATGTCCTCATTGGGCGAGTCGTGGAGGATATGGTATAGAGGGTGGTTGCGGTCGGCTTCGCGCCCGTCTTTCGTGCGCTTGAACACCTGGCAGGGCAAGGAAGCGATGGTTTCAGACCGCAGGGAGACGCAAGCGGACACCGCAGAGATACGGAGCGCCGTGTCGCCGCTCGCGTACTGCGCAAGAAATGAGCCATAAGGGGCGTTTACAGGCTGATACCAAAAGTCGTTATCTGGAGGAGGTGTAGCGCCCAGCTTCACTAGTAGTTTCCCGAATGTGTTCAAACTGGCGCTCCTCTCGTTTCCCAGATGGATTTTTTGTCTGTGGTGATAATCGCAATCCCAGTAGCCATCGCAATGGCAATCACCGGGTCGATTCGCTTCGAATTCTTCATGCGCTCGGGCTTCACCGGCTTGATGAGGTCGCCCGGCGCCTGCGTGATCTGCGTGCAGTCAACGGACCAGCGGACCAGCGGCGAGCCTTCATGTACGGCGGCCCGGTCGTAGACCAGCTTTTCAAACCGCCGGCACGCTGGACTCATTGACTGGTAGCCCTGCCCGAAGTCGATCACGTCTAGGCCGGCGTCTTGTAATTCTCGGGCGGTGTCGCGCGCCCCGTAGCGGTCAAACGCTATGGCCTTGATGTCGTACTCGTCGGCCAGTTCTTTGATGTGGGCGGTGACATAGCGCCAGTCGGTTGTAGTTCCCGGAGTAAGCCGGATGTGGCCGTCAGCCGCCCACTGTGCGTAGGGTACGCCGTCGCGTTTGCTCCGGTCCTCGATACGCTCGCCGGGCAGGTATGCCCAGACTTTGTAATAGACTTTTTCTCCCACCGGCCAGCACAGCGCGAAGGCCGTGAGATCGTGAACCGCGGCAAGGTCGAGCCCGCCGTAACAGGGATATCGGCGAAGTTCCGCCCAGTCAATCGGCGTGGGTGATGCGCAGTCGTCCCATTCGTGAATTGGAATCCATTGGGTTTCTGCGGAGGTCCACTGGTTCAGGTACAGGCGCCGGAACTGGTTTTGCAGGTCCGGGCGGGCCATGGCCTCGTCAAACTTGCGCTCGTACTCTTCGATCTTCTGGTGCCCGGTTTCGAGGAGCGGGAGCGCCAACGGCCAGAGCTTTTTATTGGTCCAATCGGCGTCCTTTGGGACTTCGTAGATCAGCGGCAGGTAGGAGGGGTCCGTGACATCGCCCGATAGCACCCGCTTCGCGTACTCGTATTCGCGGTAGCAAATCGTCTCTTGGCTGCTTCCGGCCGTCGTGATGATGATTTCCAGCGGCTCCCGGCGCGACATGCTGCCGGTGGTGAGCGCGGCCAGTAGTTCCTGCTCGGCTGGCCCCCAGGCGTGGAGCTCGTCAAAAACTACCAGCGATGGATTATATCCATGCTTCCCTTTACCGTCGGCGGACAGAGCCCGGATGATCGAGCCGGTTTCCCGGTGGACGATCTTTTTCTGCGAGAGCGTCGGTTCGACCAACTCTAGCAGCGCTGGATTCGTGCGAATCATCGACCAGATGGCCTCGAAGCAGATCGACGCTTGCGGCGCGTCGGTTGCGGCCATGTACAGCTCTTGCTCTGGCTCGGGGTCCAGGAAAAACACGATCAGCGCGATGATGGCGGCGGTCTGCGTTTTGGCCTGCTTGCGGCCGAATGAGGCGAATACCTTGCGGATAAGCCGGGACGAGTCGGCTCGCTTCCAGCCAAAAATGTTGGCTACCAGCTTTTTGCTGTGCGGGAGGAGTACCAGCGGCTCCGGGCGCCGGCTCTTTGTGGACTTCGTGAGCGTGAGCGTTTCGGCGAAGGCACAGGAGGCGTCAACAGCCTCAGCGTCAAACCATGTTCCCTCGTTGTTTTGCACGTGCGATGATCGCCAGCGTCGGGTTTACAGCCGTCGGCTTGCGAGTGTCCTTGATTCCGGCCCGTTGCCGGTTCCGCGGCCCGATGTTGAGCTGGCTGCGTAGTTCGTCTATCTGCCGGCCCCAGGCCAGCTTGGTGCGGCCGTCGGTTTCGTTCCGCCGCTCGATCATGGCGTCGGCCAGTTCGGCGTATTGGTCTGCGTCCACCTGCCGGATAGCCACGCCCGCAGCGCGGTTCTCGGCGACGAGCTTTTGGAAGAGCTTCAGCCGATCGGATTTGCACCAAGTTGGCGGGGTGATGTCTTCCTGGATCGGCTCGGGGATGACGCCGCCGTTGGCGACGGTGCCGCGCCTACTGTCCGGTCGTGGTTGGAAGCCTCTAGCGCCCATATTGATAACTCGAAATCAGAAAGTTGGGAAAAACTCGCGCGTGATGGCCAGGAGGTGTAGTCCTCAATGTGTCTAAGATTTATACTACCCCCACCCTAACAGCCATTTCGTATAAATATTATACACCTCAAACTGTATTCTTTTTATACACTTGCGGGTACTTCCGCTTGTCCTGCTCTGTCTTCAACCCGTGGCACGGTCGGCACATTGATACTAGGTTCTCATTATCATGCGTACCACCTGCTGCCAGTGGGATGAAGTGGTCAACTAGTTCGGCTAGTACCACGCGGCCCGCTTCCTTACACCACTCGCAGAGCGGGTCACGTGCCCGCTTGATCGCCCGTATCTTCTGCCATCGTCCGTCATACCCACGCGCTGTAGCGTGTGGCCTGGTGTCTATCCGCGACTGCCGTTGGGGGCAGGCGTCGGCGTGGGCTTCTCGGCATCGTGCGCACCATCGGGGCGGGGAGGTTGGCATAAGCAAACGAACGCCCTTACGATCTCCTCGGCATTTTTTGCGACGGCCTCTTGAATCAAGCCACGAATGGGAAGCATCAGAGCGTTCTCGATAGCGTGCATGTCGTTCACGCTGACGCCGTAATACTTCGCCACCATGCGAACACGTGCCTCATGGTCCTTCTGCTTCGCGTAGTCAGTGCCGTCGATCAGGCTTTGCGCGTAACGCTCGACTTCGTCTACCATCAAAACCCAGCCATCAGCGATGAGCGGTGGGTATAGGTATTCGCAAGCACCTTAACCACAGTGGCTTGCGCCGTTATCCGCGTGGCGATCTCGTTTGGTTCCGCTAACAGGAAAACCCGCGTTACCGCTTTATCTTTGCGGCGCTGAATCAAACGAGCCACGCGGCCAGCGGTTTTGAGGATGCGCAAGGTTGCAAGGCTGATTGCCCGCCGCTTACCGCTTGCGTTTTCACAGATCACAGTCGGTCCGGCCAGTTTCAAGGTGTCCAAGCGCATCTCCTCGATTGGAAGCCCGTGAGGGCTGGCGACGTCTACCACCACTTCAAACCCCGTCGGAGGTTAAGCCTGGCCATTCGGCAACAGCCATGCTCAATTACGAACTTTACAAGACGGTTCTTGGAATGTCAAGGGGATTCTTTCAGCGTCTCCCGATCTAGCTCCAGCGCCCGTATCCGACCGCCCTGCATCGTCAGCCGCTGCTCTAGCGCCGATATCACCCGGCACTGCTCTTCGACCAGCGTATTCAGTCGTGCGATTGCCGCTTGGCTGGTTAGGTGCTCGGATAGAACTCGTTTCATAGCGTGCCCCCAGCACAGCGACATTTCCCGCTGAAGTGGTACGGCTGCTTTAGCTGGTTTCCGTTTTCGTCCACCATGCCCTGCACCCTGACCCACTTCGTCATGCGGATTTCCCCGCCCACGCACCGCGCCGGATGGTGGATCTTTTCAAGCCCGCGCGAGTTGGGATCGTAGTCCCAATACGTCAGCCCAGGAACCTCCCGCCCGCACCCGCCTGAATTTGCCCTAGGCGCTTCGTTTACCGGCTGCCCATGCTTCGCCTCGTTCAAGGCGTCCGCGATGTCCTGCGGCCCCGTTGGAAGCGCTTTGCGGCCCAATAGCAAATCCACCGCCGCCCGAGCGTGCGCTGCGTCGTCGGAGTGGCTGGCGAGCACGTCAATGAGCGAGGTGAACGTCTCCGGCGCCATGAAACCGAACCCCTGGAGATTCGACATACGATTGAGTTGGGCGGTGGCCGTGCCGCGGTTACAGGGCATCTTCCACCTCCAGCCCGGCTTTCAGGTCCACCGGCCCAAACCGCCGCGGTGCCCGCGGTGCTGGCGGTGCTTGCGAGTACGTGCCGTCGCGGGTCCACCATTGCGCCTGCTTCGTCCGCAGGTCCGGGTTTGCGTCGTATGCCGCGCGCCATTTGCGGACGCTGGCGGTGAAGCTCAGGCAAAACCCGGCCGGGTTGCCTTCGAAGCTGGCCGACTTCTGAAACTCCGAGCGCATGGCTGAAGCCGTGAGCCCGACATCGCCGCCGGCTGGCAGGTTCTCACATGCAAACTTCGCCGCGGTCTGGAAGAGTTCGTCCGGTTCAGGGCCGTTGTCGTCGATGCGGAGTTGCTGCGGCGGGGGCGGGGCGGGCGTCAGCGCGCCATTCCCCCTTCCCCCTTCCACATTCAACATTCCACATTCCACATTCATACCGGGAACCCCCCCTATCATAGAGGCAAATCCTGGGGAACTTTGGGGAAATCGTCTATCATCGGCCAATGATAGAGGCAAATCCTGGGGAACTTTGGGGAAATCGTCTATCATTGACGTATCATTGGCCGATGATAGGCCCAAATCCTGGGGAATCCTGGGGAATCCTGGGGAACTTTGGGGAATCGGCCTATCATTGACGTATGATAGAGGCAATTCCTGGGGAATCCTGGGATTTTGCTCTATCATTG